CCACGTTGTGCCGTGCTCTCTCGCGTACCGTGAGATACGCCCCAGCCCGCCGTGGTCAACGTTGATATACCGCCGCATCCACGCCGCTTCCTTCTCGCTGCCGCGGCTCACATTACCGGGCAACGCCTTTGCGCTTGCAAGCTCCGCGACGCGCTGTTTCACCTGCCCAACCACCGGGGGGAACCCCTTGCTGTCGGACGCGATAAACGCCTTTACAGCCGCCGCCACGGCGTTGTAGCTGTCCTCGGAAAACATATCCGTCCACAGTGCTACAACGCCCTCGGCGTCCCTGCGCGTCATGTCCTTGTAGAAGTTTGGGTACGTGGCTTTCAGCACCGCCATGATCTTCAGCGTTTCGTCCCTTGTCATAGCCTATCCTCCAGCATCTCCCAGCATCTCCAGAAACACGTTGCCGCTGCCCTTTTCCTGCGGTCGGTGCTCGTCCTTCCACCTGGTCTCCCAGCTCCGCACGGCGGCTTTCCAGTCCTTCATGTGGTTTTTCCCCACCATCCAGCCCTTTTGCTCATAAAAGGCTACAAAGCGCTCTGCGTTGACGTGATACCCCTGCGCCTGCACATAGGCGGACACATCATCAGCGGATGGCGGCGTGAAGCGCCCCGCGTGTGTATCACTCACACCGTTAGGTGGGAGTGAATTATCTTTGGTTTTGTCTTTGGTTTTGGTTTTGTCTTTGGTTTGGTACGTTTCGTATACGGTCGTATTCGTTCGTATACCATCGTATACGGTCGTACCCTCCTGCCGTGCATATCGTTTTTCTATGTTGCGCTGGTTCTTTGCGCATCTCTCGTCATACGCTGCTTTCGCCCTGTTTATATCGTCCGCAATGAAATCAAATGCGATCGACTCCCGTCCCGTAAGTTCCTCCGTCTCTCCGGTCTCGCCATATCCCAGCAAAGCTCGTACAAGCCGACCTACCTCTTGATCTGAAAGTTTCTCTAATTTCTTGCGATAACTGTAATAAAAGGGAATGTACTCAAGAGCCACTATGCGCCACCTCTCACTCCTTCGGCATCGCGCCAATGACGTATACCCCGCGCTCCTTGTCCAACCGCACATCGCCTGTGTAGTTCTCCAGTGCCTTACTCACAAGGTTGGCAGGTACCTCCAAATGCCAGCCCCACAGCGTGTCGCAGTCCTCCCGTTTCTCTCCGAAGGTAATGGCGCAGGCCACGTAGTGCGCCGTGATGGCCTTCCTGTAGTCCTGCACGGCACCGGTCAGCTCTGACAGGTGCTGCCGCTGCCGCTGCACCACGTTCTGCAAATGCGTGTTCTGCCTGCGCAATGCCTTGATCTCGTCCTGCATCTTGCCCATTCACGTCACCCCCTCAGAAAGGCAAATCTGACATGTCATCATTTTCCAGCTCCACGAACTGGCTCTTGCCGTCCGTCCGGGGGAACGTGCCCTGCGCGTCCGTGTCCTTCCGGCTGTCGCCAAAATACATATTGTCCGCCACGATCTCGGCGCTTCTGCGGTTGTTGCCGTTCTTGTCCTGCCAGTCACGCATCTGCAACCGGCCCTCCACCACCGCCATGCGGCCTTTGGTGAAATACTTGGAAGCGAACTCCGCCGTACCGCGCCACGCCACAATGTCGATGAAGTCCGTGTCCTTGGTCCCGTCTGCGTTCTTAAAGTCCCGGTCTACCGCCAGTGCAAAGCTGGCAACGGCGGTACCGCTATTGGTGCGCCGCAGCTCGGGATCCCGTGTCAACCGACCCATGACAAAAATCTTGTTCAGCATATCAAATCTCCTTATAAGTAACTCTTTCCAAATTCTCTCCGGAAGTCCTCTTCCGTCCAGCCCTGTTCCTGCATGGCCTTTAGCTGGCCGTACCGCTGAAGCTGCTTCATAGTCGTTGCGTTGTTGTGTACGGCACGCCTGCCGAATATGTGGCACCGGTTATGGCACAGGTACACCACCAGGCCGTACTTCTCGCTTTTCTTCCGGTTTGCCGTGCCGGGGAATATGTGGTGGCGATCCAGCGGGTCCGCCCCGCCGGTCGCCCCGCACAAAAAGCATCTTTTACTCTCCATGCGCTTCCTCCGTCCCGTCCCACTCGTATTCCGGGCAGCTGTGAATGGCGTAGCTGTGCATGATGCCCGCCTTGCGGCCTCCCTTTCTCTTCGCCGTGGGCGTAGCGTCCCATCCGGGCACCGGCTCCGGGTCTTTCCTCGACCAGCTGCAATCGCCGTAACACTTCTTGCACGTCCAGCAGGGCTGTATGTGCAGCTTGTTCATGCGCTCACCTCTCCCCACCGGCTCACAAGCGCGTCCAGTTCTGCCGGAGTCATCGTCTCAATACCTACCGCCTTACAGTCCTCCACGACGGCATCTATCAGCCGCGACATCTGCTCCGTGTCGTAGGTGCTGCTGCCGTACCATACTGTTACGGTCACGCAGCCTTTCAGCTTGCTGGGGAACGTCTCTGCCATCCAGCCGATGCCGTTACGCTCCCAGCCCTTACAAAACGCATCCGCCGCCTTTTCCCGCAGGCAAAGCACCTCGCTCACGCCTCCGATGTTCCGTATCTCCTGCCGGTACACCTCTTGCTTGGAGATGCCGTAGTGTGCCGCCAGCCTGTCCAGCAGCACCCAGCAATAGGCGTTGGCGTCCAGGCTCCGGCCTTTGCCCTTGATGGTCACGTTGTACTCCTTGCCGGGCTTCATGGCGTCGCACACGTCCATAGCGGTCTGCGGCGACTTCACACGCAGCGCCAGCCATGCGCCATCACTGTCCTGCTGCCACCGTGCGCCATCGACTGTCACCTGCTGCATAATTCTCCCTCCTGCGGCCAATGTCCTGTTCGTAGGCATTTTGCCAAATACCTAAGGCGAGGTAGGTAACACCCCTCGACCCAATTCGCGTCATAATCAACCTTGTGCTGTGTCAACCTGTTTTCGTCTATTGGCAGGAAAAAATTAAACAATTCGTCTTCTGTAACGCGGTATGCCACGATCCTGCAAAATTTTCTCTTTCGGAACAATCCGCATCCGCTGGCAAACATCTCCACTTGGCACTGCTGCCAATACGCTTTCGTAACCTTGAATACAGGCTTGCTATGCGTTTTCACTTCGGTAATGAGTTGTCTGCTTTCCCCGTCATAGTTCACGCGCAAACGTAGCGACCGAATGCGTATCTGCCTGTCTTGTGTCTTTACACACAGCGCATCAAGTATCTTGTGCTCGTAAGCCGTGCCACACTGCATTGCCGGCGTAATAAACCTGTCCTTCCTGACCCCCAACTTCACCAGCCACCATCTTCGAAACGTATCTGTATTCCAGTTCCCCATGATGGTGGCGGTGTCGCTTGCGCCAAACCACCCGCTTCTGTCGTGGTTGCGTATCATAGCTTGCTGACCGCCTTTTCCAGATTATCCAGAGATGCAAAATAGCTCATTAGTTTCTGGAGTTGCTTGTCGTTGATCCCCAGCCCAGACAGAAGGTCTCTGTGATCGAGGCCGTTGCGCTCCTTTGTCGTGATCAAACGCTCCAAGCGCTCCTTGACCGCCCAAATACTGTGGCGGCTCAGATCGTCCTCTCCGTCGTCGCTGTCGCCCTCCGCCCACAAGTCAAAACCTAATCCTGTCCGAACGGCAACGCCCTTTACAAACGCACGAGCCAGCGCATTATTGATCCTAAGCTGGTTCAGCGTGTCGGAGTACACCACAAGAGACCCATTCAAAAGAGGCGTGTCATAGGTGTACTCTGTGTCGTCGATGTGGATGAGTACCCGTACAAACCAACACTCCGTTTCCCGGCCCTTGCTGGTGACAACCTTTGCTTGAGGCCACAAGTATGTTTTTGTTTCCGGGCACTCCACCGGCGCATACCACACGGTCTCCGCACCATTTTCATGTAGCAGTTTTACGCACCTTGCCCAACTTAAATACGGCACCTTAATGACCTTGCCGTTCTCGTCCTTCGCATCTCGCACATCGCAAAAAGGACGCACATCCAGTTTTACCAACTCATTAAATGATTTCAGCATTTCTTTTTCCCTCCTGTATTTGCATCTCATCCCATGCGTCCACCGTTCGGATGCAGACATCGCACCCAACGGTTTCACCGTAAATATTCTTGTACAGGGTGTCTGTTTCCTCGCCGCACACCGGGCATCGCGGCACTTTGTAGGGCTTCGCCTCCACCCGCGGCTCCTTGTAGTCAAACACGCTCATACCGGCCTCCCCGCCGCCTTCAAAACCTCCCGCATCGGCTTCCGCGCCTTGAGGATGGACATCGCCCGCGCCGTCTCCCGCCTGTATTGCCGCCACAGGTCGCTTAACTCGTCGCTTTGGTAGTACCCGTCCCCGTCGTTGCAGATCATCAAGCCCTGCGTCTTGGCCTCGCTGACGGCCTTGCGCATCTTCCGGTCTGTGGTCTGCATCGCCGCCGCCAGATCCGCACGGCTGATGGCGTTGCGGCGCCCGTGGGGGATCAGACCGGCGATGCGCTCCGTCTCCGCCGTCCGCATGGGCAATTCGGCTTTCTCGTCCTCGCCAAACAGATACGCCCTGCTGGCCCGCAGCGCCGCCTCCAGCGCCTCGGTGACTTCCTCCGTGGGCAGGCATACGCCGTTTTCAAACCGGCTCACCATGCTCACGTCCATCCGTGGGTCTGCCAGCTTCAGGATGCCGCTGACCGCCTCCTGCGTCAGACCCAGCTCCAACCGCCTCTCCTTTAGTCGGTTCATTTTCCATCCCTCTTTCTTATCGCCTTTTTGGCGTTCTCTCGCCTTGCGCTGTTCATGCTGTAAAAATCAGCCTCGCTGTACGATGCGTAGCGTTTCGCCTTGTCAGCCTCAACGTCCCGCCGGAACGCTTTGTAGTCCTCGCACTCCCCGTGGCACCTTGCGTGTCTGCGCTGGCAGCCCTGGCAGGGCGGAGCCGTCCGGTTCACCAGCCCGATCATTCCCACTTCACCACCGCTTTCACCACACCGGCCTGCGCCGCGTCCTCGTGGCTCATCAGCACATCCACCGTGTAGCCGTACACCCCGGTATCGGCTGCTATGTAAGTCTTGCCGCCCAGTGTCACGGTGCTGCCCAGCGGGATAACGTCCGGGTCTACCGCCACGGCCTCGCCGATGGCTACCCACTGTCCGCTGGCCGTCAGCACCTTGCCGTCCTTCTGGTTCATGTGGCTGTACGGTGTGCAGCAGGCACAGTACCCGGTGATGTCGCACACCAGCAGGTTCTCCGGCTCCAACTCCACGACCTCCCTTGTGGGCGGCGATTGCACCACGTCCTCCTGCACCGGCGGCAGCGTCAGGCACCACGCCACCAGCACCAGCAGCATCGCCCACAGGATCAGCGCCACCGCCCATAGCCGCCTGCACCATCGTCTGGTCCGGCATAGCCGGGAGTATTCCCGCGCCCGCCTGTTCCGCTCTCTCATCGCCCCAGCGCCTCCACGCCCTTGACGATGGCCCAGCTCAGCCACGCCGCGCCAATACACGCCAGCGCCCATGCAAACCAACTCATTCCTCCACCGTCCTTTCCGCGATCCATGTGTCCAGCTGCTTCTTGAAGATCTGGAACACAGGGCTTCGCTCCATCTCGATCACGATCCCAAAGGGATACACACCCTGCCGGATGCCCTGCCGCAGCGTATCCGGCGATATGCTCAACCCGCGATCCCGCAGGTACTGTGCCGCGTCCTGCGGCGTCAGCGTCGCGATCCTGCTCATTTCTTTCCCTCCTTGTGTGGTGTCATCCAGCCGTCACCGGTGTATCCGGTAAACTCGTGTCCTCCGATGTCAGCATCTTCCGTGCACTTTCAAGCACTAAGTCTTTATCTTTTTCGCATAGCTTGCGAAATAAATTGAACAGCTCCATATCCATCTCACACCTCGCAACGGCATCCGCCTAAGAACTTGTTGACAAAGTACGTTTGGCCTTTGCCGGTGACCTTTACAGTCTTGCTGATGGTGATAGACCCATCGCTGCGGGTGATGGCCGTCTCCTTGATGTCAAACAAGCCCATCTCCATAGACCGCTGTGTGGGCATGTTGTAGTCAGTGCCGCCTCGCCGGATGAGATACCCGTTGTCCCGCAGCCATGCAAACAGCCGGTTTTGCCCGATGTCCGCGCCGTTCTGCCGTAGCAGCTTTGCCAACTCCCCCACCAGAATGGAGGTGTGGGACGCGCTCACAGCATCGGCAAACAGCACCTTTGGCTTGTCCTCTTCCACCTTGGTTTCCAGCCGCATGATTTTGTCCTTTGCAATTTGCAGCGCCCGCGCCATGATCTTTTCGGGACTGTTCCAGTCCTTTTCGATCTGGATGAAGTACTGCCGTGCCAGCTTGCCCTTTTCGTTTCGCTGGATCATGCACAGTTCCTTCGCCATGTCGATGGTGAGGACGGCGTCTTTCTGATGTTGAGGGCCTCCGGCGGAGTTAGGGACAAAATTGTCCGTGACCATGAAGTCCTCGTTTTCGGTGAACCCGTAGCCGCACATACGCGGGAACCACTTGTGATACGGGGTATCTACCTCCAAGAAGTCGTGCAGGTCTCGCGCTGAGACAGCGGGGCGGTCGTTATCGTATGTAACCTTGATTAGCTCGTTCATTTCTTCCCCTCCATTTATCGTAGCTTCATTTTTGATTACATAAATCATTTTTGATTTTCATCGAGCAAAAAAAATAGAAACAATCTCTTCATCGGTCAAATTAAGCAGCACCGCTATTTCAGATGCCTCACTTACTTTAAACGGACTATCCCCGTTCATTTTAGATGCCAGAGAATTGTATGTCATTCCAATACAACGCGCAAACTTCGTCTTTGTCATGCCAGCCTCTGCAATTTTGCCGCGCAGCTTCTTGCTGTCAACCATGTATACTGCCCTCCTTTCAAAATCATTTTTAAGATAATTCGATTATAAAACTCAATTAAAACTTTGTCAATATTATTTTTGATATTTTTTAATAAAAATTTTATAGCATACATCAATTTTGAGGTTGACACATTAAATTTGTTTTGCTTTAATAATGCGTAAGAAAGGTGTGAACTATATGTCATATATCAGTGAAAATATAAGGCGGGCTATGTTTTTTGCCAATATGAATTATAATGATCTTTCGCAAGCAACAGGAATTAGCCCCGCAACATTACAACGGTACGGATCAGGCAAAACCGAGAAAATCCCCATTGACCGATTATTAAAAATAGCCTCCGCGCTAAATATAACAACTGATGAATTACTAATAGATCCTAAATATTTCCCAAGTATTTTAGAATTAACCGCAAGAGATAACGGCTTGTTAAATGCGACCAATTTTTTAGATAAGATGAAAAGCCCTAAAAAAACGGAAGAAACCGCGCCCACCGTTACCGATGAGCGCGATCTTGAAATGCTGTCTCTGCTGTCCCGCCTTACGCCGGAGCAGAAGGAGATGCTTCTTCTCCAGATAAAAGGGCTTTTGCCGCCGCAAGAATAATGTCTTTCTCCACCTCCCCCAGCTGCACAAACCGATCCATCAACTCTCTGTCCATTTTCTTCCCCTTTCTTCCGTCAAATCGTCCAATTTATCTTCAGTGTTTTATTCAGTTGTACTAAAATCCCCGCCTTACACTTGCAATTTCTTCACCAAGTTATATAATAAGTGCCAGAAAGGGGGTGTATTTATGTATAAAATGTATATGAAAGATGGACTTATTGCCAGTTGCGGGATAATTATTATTGCAGGCATTATTTGCCGCGACATGTTCCCGCCGCCATTTTGGATTATTTCAAGATTTATTTTTCTTGTCGTTGTTGGAGTTATTATTGGTTATTGTGCTTATAGAGGGACAATATGTATAGAAAATGCAGTTCCGCCAAGTGATTTATTACTTATCTTTAATGACGGTATCAGCCATAATCATGGCATTTGTCCGGCAACTGGAGAAATATGCATAAGAACAAAATGTGCTCCTGCAATACTACAAACATACGGGGAAGCAAAATCCAGATATTTATTAAGCTATTGTAATACTCCAAGCATTTGGACATTTGGCGGACAATGGTTTTTGTTTTCCGCTTCAGCAATTACTTTGCTTTATATATGGGGCGCTCAAACAAACCGTGATTATCTACTTTTGGGGTTTATTTTTGCCGCAATCCCCATTATTACTTTCTTTTTGTTTACTCGGTTTGGGAGAGAAAAGTGTTCTTGTCCAAAAAAGTTTTCAGATAGGTTCCCGCCAATAGATGATGTTATTGGCTTTAATGATACAATGGAACGCTATTGTATTTATTTGAACTGGTGCGCATCTATAATGGAAAAAGCGTCTGAAAATTACACCTGCTTTAGATCAATTGCTTTATATATATCGTTTGCCATGATTTGTATTGCAATTATGGCAATTTAACAACCCGAGCGTCCCCGCCGCCTCCGCAACGGCGGCGGGGACTTGCAGCAGCCACGCCAACCATCACGCCTGTCTGCTGCGGCTTTACCGTAGCAGTTTTAAGTTGGGTCGGTCAACGCCAAAAAGGGAAAACCGCTGTTTTCTCGCAACAGAATTAGGATAATTGACCGCCAAAAAGGGGAAAAGAGGGAAAAAATGGAAGATACGTTAAAGGAATTGTGCCGCGAAGCAAGGGACCGCCAGAATATCACCATTCAGGACCTGGCAGACGAAACCGGAATTTCCATATCCACCATCGGGAACTTTTTTGCTTCCAAATCCAAAGCGCCCAACGTCTATAATGCCGGAGCCATCTGCGCCGCCCTCGGTGTGTCTCTTGATGAATACTTTGGGATAGAGCCGGTCATAACTACAGAAGATGAATTGACGCATGCCAACGACCAATTAAAGCATCAGAAGCAGCTTCATGACGCGGACGTTCGCATAGCTCACCTTGAGGGCAGCATGGAGCAGATGACGAAAACCATTGAATACCAGCGCAAGAAATCGAGGGACACAAAATTTGCTATTTATGGCCTTACGTTTTTGTGCGCCATGTTTATGGCTGTTATCGTGGGATATATCTTTTTTGACTACCGCGTCCCTAACCTGGGGCTTATTCAGGGCGGGCAGGCCGGTGTATTCGCATGGATCGTCTTTTTGCTGCTTGCCGCCGGCATCGGCATTTTTGCCTCCGTTTTTGTAATGTACTTGCGTTACGCAAAAAAGCACACGCCAGACCTCGACGCATAAAACATTTGTTCTATTTTACACAGACATTGTATATGACAAGTTTCTTGTTTTCAATAGACGTAATTCACAAGTTTCTTGTTATTCTTTTGTGAGGTATCCCTATGTCCACTTGTATAAAATGCGGCGTCGAGCTTGTCCCCGGCGCCGTTTACTGTCACATCTGCGGGAAAAAGCAGGTCAAAGAAACCCGCAAATCCCTAAAGCGCCCCAACGGAGCCGGCACAGTCTATAAACTTTCCGGCCGCCGTACACGCCCCTGGGCCGCTGCCAAAAATCATGTGATCATCGGCTATTACGAACGGAAAACCGACGCGCTGGCTGCGCTGGAAAAGCTCTCCGGCAAACCGATTGAAGAAAAATTCAACATGACGTTCTCTGAGGTGTTTGCGGAATGGAAAGCAGAACACTTCCGCGAAATAGGTCCGAAGGGGATAGAAGCCTACGACATTTCCTATAAGGCCTGCGCCAGTCTCCACGGCAAGAAATTCCGCGACCTGCGTACAAAGGATTTTCAGGCGATTATCGACAGCAACATGGCCAAGTCCAACTCAACGCTGTCCAAGTACAAGCAGCTCATGACGCAGATGTCCCGCTGGGCCGTCCGTGAGGAGATCGCCACCACCGATTTTGCCAAATACGTCAAGCTCCCCCAGCAGGTCAAAAAAGAAAAAGCCATCTTTACGGATGACGAGATCGCGCTGTTGGAAAAAGACGGCTCCGATGCTGCCAAAATCGCCCTCATGCTGCTTTACACCGGTATGCGCATCGGCGAATTGTTTTCCCTGCCGCTGGTGGACTACCACGAAACGTATGTCATCGGCGGAGAAAAGACAAAAGCCGGTAGAGACCGCGTCATCCCAATACGTCCGGAGGGCAGGAAGTATTTTTCCTACTTTGCCGACCGGGCCAACGGCGATCTGCTTTTATCCGGCTACGACGGGCAGCGCATCCCCGCCAATTACCGAAAACGTGACTTTTACCCTCTGCTGGAAAAACTCGGCATCCCAAAGCACACGCCACACGCCACGCGCCACACCTACGCAACGTGGGCAAGAAGCGCAGGCATACAGCCGGAAATTTTGCAGAAGATCATCGGCCACGCGAGCTTCTCCACCACTGCCAACATCTATGTCCACGCCGACGCAGAAAAACTCATATCAGAGGTGGAACGTGTTAGCAATTTGTCAGTAACCGAAAAAGACTAAAAAAGTCTTATGCAGTTTTACATTACAGTTTCATGTAAAACAATCGCCAAAACCCGCTTAAATCATCCAGAATAGTTGTAAATATTTGTGCACCATAATTCACACGCAGGAGGTCACTGGTTCGAGTCCAGCAGTCTCCACCAAAAAAATCCCTGTAACAACAACTGTTACAGGGATTTTCTTATTTCCTATAAAACACGTTTGTTAGTAACGTGTTAGCAACGTCATCCCTTCTCCACCACGTGCATGCACTGCCGCAGCGCCTCTTTCACGTTGGGGTCATCGGTATCCTGCATCATGCGCTCGATCACATCTTTGGCATGCCCATCGCGTGAATACCCGTCATCGCGGCTATACCGGCCCATAGAGTCTCTCTTGCGCCGGTACGAGCTGCCGCGCCCATACGTACCACGGATGCTCGCATCCCAGTCGCCGCCGCGGGAATACCCATCCTCGCGGGAATACCCATCGTCACGGCTGTACCCGCCGCTCTCAAACATGGCGATCTTATCAATGTTCTTGATAGAGGCCGTCAGCTTGTGGATCACGTCCAGCTCCCCGGTGCCCATCTCCTGCTTGCCGGCATACTCGGAAAGCTCGTCACACAGCATCTCGCGGATGCCGAAAAGTTCCTTCATGTTCATGTCGTCCCTCCTCTCACGCAATTCTCTCAACGGTCAGATTGCTGTTGGCAAAGCTGACCGCCTGCGTACTGGTGTTCTTCATGGCGACCGTCAGGCAGCAACCCTTCGGCACGCACACCTGCGCGGAAACGTAGATGTTGAAATAGTTTTCCACGGCAGCAGGCGTCACCGTCGCTGTGGCGCTGGTCAGCGCCTCGCCGTTGACGGCCAGCGCGGTGGTGATGGCTCCCACGGTGCCGCCGGTGGGAATGGCGATGTTGCCGCCGTAAGTGACTTTGTACAGTGCTCTGCACTGGTTCGTCAGCCCGCGCAGCGTCACCACCCCGGCACCCTCACGGTGCACGATGCACGGCTTGCTGTTGACCGCGGTTTCCGTCAGAGGCACATTCTGCCCTGCGGCCACAGTCACGATATTGGCGTTGGTAAACTCGGCCAAAATAATCACTCCTTTCAAAATACAGCGGCGGAGCTATTGCCCCGCCGCGTTGGTGTCAGTATCAGCACGGGGCTGAACAGTTCGGAAATTCCAAACAGCTGGTGCTATGCAGTTGTCAGCAGCCGCAGCAGCCGTTATAACTGCCGCTCGCCCACGGATTGCAGGACGGGTAACTGGGAATGGGCGTAGGCCGCAGCTGGGAGATCAGGTAGTTGTTCTGCGCAGCCTGAGATGCGGCAAGGCGCAGCTCCTGATTGGCGCTCTGAAGATCCTGCAGCTTGCTCTGCGTCAGGAAGTCCAAAATCGCACGGGAATTGGCGTTCGCGTTCTCCACGATGTCCCGGGCCGCCGTCTGCACGGTGTTGCGGGTGTCGCAGGCCTGCGTCGCCATGTCGTACCGCACCTGGGCGATAGCCGCCCGGTTCTCGCAGCAGCACTCCTGAGACTGCATCTGCATGGCGTTGAGCTGCTGCATCAGCGCCGCCTGCTGGTTTGCGCGGGACAGCTCTGCCGTAGCAAAGCCTCCATTGATAGCGTTGTTCAGGGCAAACGTGGAGTCGCAGATGCCGTTATTCACCGCGTCCAGCTTGCGCTCAACGCTGGCGAAATCGGAGGTCAGCACATAACCGTCCATCACACTGCCGTTGTTGTTGCCGTAGCCGTTACGACCCCAGCCAAACAGCAGGATGATAAACAGGATGACCCACCATCCGTTTTCGCCGCCGAAGCCGCCGCCCATCATGCCGGTAGGGGCCACAGGCATGGTCATGGTGGGACCGCCGTCAGTAATTGCCATTGTCGTCACTCCTTTCGGATAAAGATGTATTTCATCAAATCGTGGCCACGATATTGATCACAAAAGGTTTTGGAATTGCCGCGCCATCGCCTGTGCCCGGTTCAACTGCTCCTGTGTCAGCGCGCCGCTCTGCAGCATCTTCTCTACCTCTGCTTTCGGGTCGCCCTGAAAGCTCGTTTTGAACTGCTGGAACTTCTGCACCAGCTGTCCAAAATTCCCCAGCGGGTTCACGTTCCCGCCCATCGCCTGATAAAACGGATTACTCATCGTCCTCTTCCTCCTCCACCTTGCGCTTCTTCTTGGCCTTCATTTCGGCCACAATGGCCGCCAGCTTGTCCAGCTCCGCCCGGGTCACATATTCCGCCCCGGGGTCCTTTTTTGCTTCAGGCGCGTTTGCAAGCCGCTCCACAAGGTCATATACCTTCAGCGTCGGCTTACCGCTGGCGTCGGCCTGCTTCAGGTACACCGTGGGCGCCGTGCTGTCCCACAGGGCCACCGCCGCGTTGGGTGCCACCATCCAGCTCCTGGCTTCCTGTTCGCCCGATACCCACTGCACGCCGCTCTGCGGTATAGGGTTCTGCATCTGCGGCATCTGCTGGGGCATCATCTGCTGCTGCCTGAGCTGGGCGAGGTTGTCCGGCATTGGCGGCATATAGGGGTTTCCGTAATAGGGATAGTTCATTCCTCATCCGTCCTTTCCCAAAAATACAAAGGTGTTTCGGCTCCGGAGTCCCACGTGTCATGCCAGTCTCCGTCTATCACGCACACCACGTGGGACGCCAGCGCCAGAAGATATGTACCACGCGGGTGCTCCCTTGCGAAGTCACCCACAGAATAGCTGTCCGGGTAATCCTCCGGGATAATATGCCGCCTAAATCCCAGTTTTTTCAGATACGCGCCCCATACATTGTTGGCACTGGGCATATCCGCCAAAGCCAGACCCTGCATACACAGCTGCACATACGTCTCATGCCATCCCTGCCCAGTGGCCTTGCAGATGGCCCTAACCGGGCAATCCCCCACGTTTTTGCCCGCCGGGTTTGGGTTATAGCGCACGAACATCACGACCACCTCTCTTTACTGTAAGCATACAGGGATATGCCCATTTCAAAGTGGCGATAAAGTGGCTGATAAGTGCGCGTTAAAAATCAGTGCGTCTCTATTGCGTTTTTATTTATTTCGCCGTATAATCAGGCTATCCCCCCCCAACACACGCCGCCGTCCCCCTTTCGGCGGCAAATAAAAAGCCACACCTTTTCAGGTGTGGCTTTTTTCTGCGTTCAGCCCGTCTGCAATTTTTCGGTATGCCCTTCGCCGGCATCGTTTTACCACGTCAACAGACACGTTCATGCAAAATGCCTGCTCCACGCAGCTGCGACGCCGCACATCGCACTCCGCGATGCACTGGGCTTCCTCTTGTGGTAACTCAAAAGATTGGATCCATGCGATAGCCCTCTTTGGTGCCATGCCCTTCAGCATGGCGCGGATTTCCCTGTGCTGCTGGTTCATCCTGCTTACGCAGGCCTGCGGACCGCCTTGCGGCGGGATGGTGCCATAGGATGGTTGCGCCTATCGCCCGTTGCTCCTTTCTTTGTTTTACGGTGCCATCCACCGGTTTTTCAGTTCTTTCACAGAGTTTACGCCCTGCTCCTGCTTCATAATGGCCTCCACGCCTTGCCGCACGTCCGTCTCCTCATAGCCGTGCGCCAGCATCTCCCGGTAGATTAGGCGCGCCGTTTCGGTGTCCCTGTCTTTCTGCGCCCGGTACAGCAGCTCGCACCACGTTTTCCGGTTCCCGGCACTCTTGTCCATGCGGTAGATGGCCTTTTCCATCTCAAACATCAGCCGCACATTCCCGGTCTCGCTGGCAATACTTCTGGCAATGGCCCAGGTATCCCGTCCCAGGTTCGCCACGCTGACGCCGAAGATCTTGCTGACCACGGTCAGGAACTGCTTGACGTTGTACGCCGCCGTTTTTTTGCCCTGTCCGTTGGCGCTGGAGATTATGGACTTGGTGGCCCTCACGATGTCGTCCACCGCGCCGGCATCCATGCGGTCTACGGTGTAGCCCTGCAAAATGGAGATAATGTCTTTGGCGTAGGGAATACGGCCCACCAGCGTGATGTTGCCCTTCACATTGCCCTGCAGCGTGATGTTCTTGACAGTCTCGCCAAAGTCCTTTTCCTCCCCTGTAATGCCGGTAAAGGCTTCCAAAACGCGCTCCCAGTACTTCTTGTCCTTGTCGTCGTCCCGCAGGCCGTCCACGATGGACTGCGCCAGTGCGTTCACCACGTCCGTCACCAGCAAAGCGCCCACGGCCCGCTTCAGCTGCTTCAGCGCCTTGCTGCGCTTCTGCGGGTTCGTTTCATACACCCATGCGTCGTAGGAACGCATCAGGATATTCAGGCTTTTCAGCGGCTCACCCATAAAAGACGTGGCCTGCCGCGTCAGCGCGTCGCTGTCCCGCATGATCTGCGTCCGCTGCATGATGCCGTCCACCACCTGCGTCTGGTCGATTACGTCCGTGAACACCTCCGCCACCTGCTGATAGTAGGCGTCGCTGCCAACCTCCAGGCTTGTGTCCGCCGCCACCTGCCACTCGCAGGCGTTCCAGATCTTGCCCCATGTCGCCGCGTCGGCTTTCCCGGCCAGTGACATACTCTTGTCGCTCAGCCACTCCATAAAGCTGCCGTCCGTGCCGTATACCTCCCGTGCGATGGTGTACCGGCTGCCCTGGTCAAAACCGGACGTGTCCTTGATGCCCGCAATGGGCGCCCACTTCCGGGCCTTGTCCCATCCGTTGCCTTTGGTCACGCCGTTGCCCAGGCCCTTCGCCATGTTCTCCGGGTCCAGCACAACCGCCGCCCGGAAGTACGCCGTGGGCTGCTGGATGACCACGCGCAGGTTTGCACCCACCGCGGCGCCCTTTGTGTTGCCCACAATGCGCTCCACGGCCCTTGTGGTGGCGCTGGCGTTCTTCACCATGCCGTTCTGCACGTCCCGCATCAGGTTCCGCCAATAGCTCTGCGCCGCGTCGCCGTACACGCCGGACAGCACCTGCCGCACGTTCTTTCCGGTCAGGTTGCCCATGTTGTCCCGGTACCGGTAGTTGTACAGCCGGTTTATGTCCTCCATCGGGGCCAGCAGCGTGGCGTACTTGATCATGTCGCTGGCGTTCTGCGCGAACACGTCGTACACGCCGCCGATGTCCAGCGCGTTGCTGGCGTTGGGCGTCAGGGCCTTTGCGCTGCCCATATTCTTGATCTCTCTGGCGATGTCCGGTCCCTTCTCCACGCTGGATGCCGTGGCCTCCTTCGCCGTCTTGATGGGCCAGTAGTGCGCCTCCATGAACTTGCGGTAGCCGTACACCGCCATGCTGGCCTCGTTGCCCCACTCCGCCAGTTTCGTGCTGGCCAGCTTCTGCAACCCGTCTGCCACCTTGATCTGCTCCGGTGTCAGCACAGAGGTGATGGCCTTGACGTCCTCCAGCGTCAGCAGAATGTTCTCCGTCCCGCGGGGGATGGCTTTCAGCTTGCCGTCCCGCTTGATCTCCGGCTGCACGATGCCGCCCACCATCAGGTGGTTCATGGCCTGCTCACCGCGCTTTGCCAGGTTGTACAGGTTCATAATCTGCTCGTTGGTCAGCGTCAGCTCCACGCCACGGCTTGTGGTGAACGTGTGCCGTTCAAAGCGGTTTTTGTACACGTCCGCATCCAGGAACTTTTTAGCCGCGTCCCGCAGCTCCGTCAGCATCACGTGCTCCCGGTCCTGCGCGTTCCGCAGCGTCCGGTATACCTGCATGCCGCCGTCGCCGTAGGCGGAGAAGAACGTATACGGGTCCGCCATATCCAGCGAGATCTTCCGGTTCCGCCGCTTCCGGCTCATGCTGCCCATCATAAGGCTGTCCGCCCACTCGCTGGTCCGTGCGTACTTCTGGTTTGCCAGCGTCCGGTCGTAGCTGGTCAGTGTGGCCTCGATGGCCCGCACCGCGTTCCATACGGTCTCCAGCTCCGTCACGTTCATGTCGGCGATACGCTTTCCGCCCAGCGCCGCCAGGCTGTCCAGCAGACCGCCGCTGTCCAGCAAATCGGGGTCCACCACCATGTTTCCCTCACGGGCAATGATGTCTTCATATGCCTTTTTCAGCTTTACGGTCTCCTGCGTCCGTCGGGTCGGGTCGCCGCCGGCGTTTTTCCGCAGCCGTCCGTTCTCGTCGTAGCTGTATGCGCTCTCCAGGTTGATGTTCCGCAGCAGATCAGCCACCACCACGCGCAGCTCCTCCGGGATGTGCTTCTTGTCCGTGGGCCGCAGCAGCTTTTCGGACAAATGCCCCGTGTGTCTGGCGATTTTTGCACGCATTTCCGCGGCGTACCGCTTCTCCCGGCCATTCCGTGTCTTTTCGCTGTACTCCCGGCGCATCCGCTTTACCATGTCCCGGCGCTTTTCCCGCTCCTTTGTCAGCATTTCACGCACCCGTCCCACGGCCTCCTGCTTCTCCAGCTCCCGCCGGTCGGCAAAGGTTTTCTTCTGCCGCACCTGGTCAGAGATCATGCCGTCAATGATGTCGTTGGCGATCTCCTGAATGGCTGCGTCACGGTAGCTGTCAAAGGGGTTTTCATAAATGCTGTCCATGCTGTCCAGCACATCCGCGATCTGCTGCAGCTTGTCCGCCTCGGTATACACGTCGCTGGGGAAATAGCCCTCGCCGAACATCTCCGTCATTTCCTCGTACATGGTGTCCACCGGCAAGCCCTCTGACTTGTTCAGCTTCAGCGTTCCCATGTACCGTTTGCGGAACTCGTTGTAGTGGTCCATCTCCCCGTTGAAAAGGATCTTCTGCCGCTTCAGGTAGTCTTTGATCTCCAGCAGCTCCGCGCCGTGCTCCGTCAGCTCCGTCGTGTTGTCCACGATGGCCGTCGCCGCGTTTCTGGCGTAGGGCATCAGGTCGGCCATGCTCACGTCTTTCTTCATCACAGCCTTGCCCAGCGCCTCCATGTCGGCCTGAATGTCGCCGTATTCCACGTCGCTGCCGTACTTGCGTATGGTTTCGCGCCCCAGCTTTTTCACGTCCCGCAGCACTACGGACGGCTCCTTACTGATGCGCATTTCGCCCTTCAGCTCCTGCACCCGCTGCTCCAATGCGCGGTTGCGGCTGGCCAGTACCGTGCGCTCCCGTTTCAGGTCCCGCACCTCCTGTTCAATGTCCGCTGTGCTCCGCAGCTGATAACGAATATCCGGGTTGCTGGTGGGGGTGAGGTTATCCACGTTTTTTACTTGCCTTGCATCAAGAGCAATATAGGCATCCGTTGTTCTGCCAAAGCTGCCGGAATCTTCGGAAATAATAACGCCGTCATACCCGTTATTTCTCAACGCAGAAGTAATAGCCTCTTTTGCCTGCAACGCCAAATCATCCTTTGCCTTTCCCCATTCCTCAACAAGGCTGTCCTCTGCGTCAAACACCTTGTTGAACTCGTCCACCTCATAGAGCGCAGACCGGGAAGCAGTTGGGTTTTGCCTGCGCCACTCTGTAATGAAATCGACAAAATCCTTTTTAGCCTTTTCAAACTTTTGGTTATACTCTTTGTCGATAACATCAGACCGGTTTTTCAATGCTGCATATTCCGAGGACATTTCTGCAAGCTGTGATACTAATTCGCTGCGGTCGTGCACCTGCAAGGGGTTCTTTATATCGGCATAGAGTTCCATCTGCCGAGAGCCGTTCACGCCAATATCCCTTGAAGAACTCTTCAAAAATACCCCGAACGGCGTTTCATTATCCCCTGTTCCAGCGCCCTTGTGTCTCGTATCAAAGACGGTAAACTCCACACTCGTCTGGTGGTATAGCGGCATAAGCCGCCCCTCCGCGTCACGCACCTTGCTATCCTTGAAATATTCCTGCTGCTGTTCGGAGAGCTTCCGCCCAGTGCTGTCCGTGGCTTTCAAAGAAAACTTCGGCTTGACATTTCCGCCCTCGGTGGGTATACTATTAGCAGAAGCATTCCCCCGCTGAGCGCCGGAGTTTCCGGAAGAGCCGTTAATTTGGGGAGTGCTTCTTTCTTGCATTTCCCCGATATTGTAGACAATGCTCCCATCCTTACCCAGCGCAACGGAAATGCGCGTTCGATAATACTTTCCATCAAAATCCATGAAATACGCCGTTCGATAGTTCCAGCCGTCTTTTGCCATGTCACCGTGACGCCCGCCAAAGTCAAGGACAGTCTTTCCTCCGCGCTCAGAAACCTTAATGAGTTCGTCGATGTGAGCAGCCGCATTTGCTTTACGTTCAAATGCTTTTTCATCCATCGTTCGACCATTGTTGTCGTAAATGCTACTCAGCTTCCCGGCAGATTTACTTGTCAGGAGCAGAACATCGCCGTCCTCGGCAATCAGGCGAACATCCTCGTGATTGCGGATTTTGCCGTTGATATAGTTTTCCAGCTGTTCACTCCACGCCTTGGGGTCGTTGCCAAATAACACTTGTCTGTCCGCCTGAACGTATTTCATGCCATTGGGGAACTGCTTGATCTGATACTTTGCACCGTCGCCCTCACTGGCGGCGGTTTTTGCTTTCTCCGCCTGCCGCTCCGCCGCGTCAAAGGCCGCCTGCCACTTCTGCGCAATGTCCTCCAGCTCACCAAAGGTCTTGCCGTAGGCATCCATCGCCGCGTTGTCTCTGGCCTTTCCGGTGAACATAGCCTTGACTTTGGCAATAAATTCCTTCAGCCCGTCCAGCAGCTTCTGCGCCGCCGTGCGGTTGTCCTTGGCAAACTGCGCAAACAGATCCGTATCCTCGATCATCCGCCCCGCGAAGTCCGCGGCGATCTCGTCCATCACCTCGTCCTGCGTCAGCGTTACGCCGGCTCTCTCCGCCGCCTCCATGTACCGCTGCACGACCTCCGTTTCCGTGTCCGCGCCGTTTTCCCGCATGCGGTACTCTATCGCCGCCTGCCGGAACGCCCTGTACTCGTCGTGGGACAGGTCCTGCATCCGGTGGGTGACCTCATGCCCCGCCACCTCATAGATGGGGTTCGTACTGTCCGCCGCGATCTGGATCAGGTTTTTCTCCCTGATGTACTGGCCGTTGGCCTGCCCATCCATAATGCTGTCCACGAACTCGATACGCACGCCCAGCTTCTTTCCGATGGTGTTCAGCGCCGATGCCGCGCCCTTGTCTTTGGCGATGATGTACCGGCTGTAGGCATTGTCCGCCAGCCCGGCCCCCGCCGTGGTGGTCACGGATGCTGCGTCCGCATTTTCCCGTGCCACCTGCGCCCTGGCGTCCTCCAGCCCTGCGTTGTACGCCGTGTACCGCTGCTCCGGCGTCAGCATCGCCGCGTACTTGCCCTTGGCCTTGTCCGCCTCAACGCCGTTCAGTCCCGCGTTGTACATGGCGGAAAAGCCTGCGTACACCTCCGCGCCGCTGCCGCTCGTCTCCCGCACCTGCTGATACGCTCTCTGCCCCGCCTCCATAAAGCCGCCCACGGCTTTCTGTGCGCGTTTCTGCGTCTGGGGGATAGCCGTGGTGCGCTGTGTCTGCTCCTGCGCTGTCTCGCGGCTTGCAAGGGCGATAATTTCACGTTTGAGCTGGCTGATGGGCTTTTCCGTGTCCAGCTTTACCCCGGTGCTGGCCTCCAGTGTTTCCACGGCCACCGGGTCCCGTGCAATGGCCGCCGCCTGGTTGCCGGTGATCGTCTCGCCCCTGGTCACCGCGCTTACTGCTTCCGCCGTCCTGCCGTCCATCTCCGGTGCGGTGTTCTGCCGCACGTCCCGATCATACTGCGCTCTGGCCGCGTTGTATGCTGCGCGATTGGCAAGGGTGTTCACGCCCGTTACACCGCCGGACAGCAATCCGCCAACGATAGCGCCTCCGGCAAATTCCTCCGCCGCTGTGCCTGGATCAAAAATGCCATTTTCATTTACGCCAAAATACGGGTTTCCAGCATCGTATACGACATTTTGTAAGGTGCGGTCGATCACGCCCTGCTGCACTTCTTCCTTGCCCTCGTCAATCATTGTGTCAACCAGCGTCCGCCATGCAGCCTGATTTGTTGCGCGGTTCGGGAGATTTTGAATACCCCCGCTTATTTCGATTTCAGAGCCAAGCAGCGCATTCCCCAGCGCATACATCGTCGCTCGCTTCTCGTCCACGCCCTCAGCTTTTGCGTCGTTATAGCTGTGTGCATAAATTTGCGCTACGCTCGTCAGATAGTTCGGGTCCTTCCCCCTCGCCTTTACTATCTGCTGTAAGGTTTGTACGATAGCCGGAGTAGACTTGCCGGCAGTTTGCGCCGCCATCTTTTCGGCAGTCATAGCCGCGCTTGCGCCGCCTGTTGCGTATGCCGCAGCCAAACTCGTAAGTGCTTCTACCGCGGAAGCTACCAATTCTTCGCCTTTTGCCGCATACTTGCCGCCCTTTGCCGTATTCTCCGCATATTTCTGCTGCAGGTATTCCTGGTCGGCCGCTATGGCTTCATCAACCATATTAAACAGACCGCGCTCACTCATAGGAGCAACGTCTCCCAGCAGGGCATTCCACCCTTTAGCCACCAGACGCTCGCCCTGTGCCAATATCGTGGTAGGCGTTTTTGCTATGGCAGTAAGCCCCATGCCCACAGATTTAAGTGCACCTTTCCCGTAATTATACCCGCTGTTAGGGCGCTTGTCTGCGCCGTAGTTCCCAGCGCCCAGCGCGGCGATGTCGCCCACCTCGCGCCCGGTAGATTGCTGCGTCCCCGCCTGCCGCGTCGTAGCGCCATTGGTTTCTACACTGCGCGTCGCGTGACGCGCAGTGTAATTCTTGCTGTACCCACTCCCATACGTATTGGGGTCAAAAGTTGTTCCAGTCGAACGCACAGTAGATACCGTAGACTCTTCCGTTTTGGTCTGCGTTGCAATATAATTTTTGCTTTTCTTTGCCCCATACCGGTTAGGATCAAATCCGGCCATGCGCACCTCCTGTATCAATACAGCTCGTTCATGATTTTGGTCGCCTCTGCTGCTGTGATTTCGCCGTTTTTAACGTACCCATTTAGCAGATTGGCGGTCCTTCGTGCCTGCGCCCCCGCGTTCGCATAAGATACCGCTTTTTCATATGCCGCAGAATCTCTGTAAGAGCTTCCGCCTGTTGCCTTTCGCGCCGCACTTTGCGATTTCAGCCGCTGGATGCTGCTCTCCCCGCCGCTGTACGTGCTGCCGCTGTATGCGCTCCGTGCCGCGCTCTGTGCCGCCGCCAGACGATCATTGTAATCGGCCAGACTGTCCCGATAGCGGCCGTACTCGTCGTTTGCCAGATTGCGGTACAAATTGGCGGTGTCCATAATGTCGCCGCGCTCCTGGGAGTACATTTGCCGCGCCACTTCCTCCAGCTGCGCCATGTACTGGTTGTACTGCTGCTGCGCCGCCGTGGTGGCATAGCTGGAGGCCAAGCCGCCGGTGCGGGCAGCCACCTGACCCAATACGTCCTGCATGCTCATCCGTCCGTTGTTGCCGTACCGATCCGCCAGCGACTGGTACTGGCTGCCCTTTGTCCAGTCCTCGTAATTCATGCTGGTCAGCTGCCGCGCCAAAGCATTCAGCTGATCCAGATACGAGCTGTTGAAGGTGGGAAGTGCACCCACATCTACCGGCATTTCCACCCGCGTGTAGCCACCCCCGCCGGAATTGCCGCCGCTGTTCCCGTAGTTCAGTGCGCCGCCCACAGCGCCGCCCATTGCGCCAGCCAAAGCGCCATTGACCGCGGTGTTTTTAATTGCCGCCTTTTTTATGGCGACGGCGTCCGCCATGTTGCGCCGGTTATTCGGGTCGCCGTATAGTCCGCTTACTGCGCCCATAACGCTGCCGGTCGTCGCTTTTTTGTTTTTCCGTATAGCCATAGGCATCCTCCTTATGTCTTGTTCTCCAGTGCCGTCACTCTCTTCTCCAGCGCCGCCACTCTCTGCTCCAGCGCTGTGTAGTCGTTGCCCAGTACCGTCACGCTCTGCGTCAGCGCCGATATGCTGGCCCCCTGGCTGTTCACCGTGCTTTGCAGAGCGGACACCGTATTCTGCAGCGCCGTCAGCAGAATGTACATCTCCGCGTTAGACACGCCCGCCTTGCTGACGTTCTTTGTCACGTTGCCCATTGCCCAGTCAATGCGCTGGCACATGTACTTAATGTAGTTTTCCGTTATGTCCAGCGCCTCTGACGGGTTCTCCTTTGGCAGCTCGTTTATGCTCTCCGGGAAAACGATCATTTCACATCACTCCCCACCATAAACGCTCTCGATATGCCCAGTATGGTGCACGGGCCCTTGCCCTCCAGCCTGAGCTCAAATTTGTCGCACCGGTTGGCCGCAAGCCGCAGGCTGGTCACGTTGTGCTCCTTGCCCACCACATTGCCGCACGTCTGCCACGGCTTCCCGTCGCAGCGCATCTGTGCCGTCATGTAGCTGCCCTTCGGCAGCTCCAGCCGCATCAGTATCTTTGAATACGCTTTCTTGCCGTCGATGGTCTCATACATGGGAACGAACTGCGCCATCCACTCCTGCGCCTGCGGCGTGTCCTCGCCATCCAGCAAATACACGTCGCCGCCCGCCAGCATGTACAGCTTCTTGCCAAGCCGCGCAAAGTCCACCGCTTCCGTGCCGTCCTCCAGCACCCATATCCCGGTCTTGGTCTCATACACCATCAGCCGGGGCTCCGCGCCGTCCTTCACGCTCAGGTAGTAGCTGTCGCCGTCGTTGCCGGCTACCGCATCGGTAAACTCTTTCTCACCGAAGTTGTCGCTGATCAGCGCAGGCGTGCCGCCGGAGTAGGCGTATACCCCGTGAGGGCCTTTATAGAACAGCGTGTCGTTGATCACCTGCTGGCTTTTCTGACATCCATCCTGCAAGCCCTCCATTTCGTAGGTGTACATGGCGTACTCCGCCGGATAGCTGCCCAGCATCTTGTGCAGCTTTGTCTCCTTCCAGAACAGCACCGAAGAGCTCAGCTTGCAGCAGCCGGTGAATTTCCCCTCCGTGCCCACTGCCAGTGTATAGGCGTCTGTGGATAGTCCCTCGTACACGTAAAAATTCGTGGGGTCGCCCAGCGCACTGGCATAGATGGTCTGCGTGTCGTTGTTGCAGCCCCACAGCCGGTTTTCGCTCTCGCAGATGTAGTCCAGGTCCGGTATCTTTCGCTCGATCTTAATGCTGGTGCTGGCCTCGTTCACCGCCGTAAACGTGTTGTCCGCCACCGTGATCGTGTTGGAGGTGACCGCCTTAATGACAAAATCCTTGTTGTTCTCCGTCTTGGAGGTGCAGCCGGAAAGTGTCACGCCGTCTCCCGCCTTGAACTTCGTGGTCAAGTCCGCCCAGCCGTTCACGGTTATTTTGTTGGTGGCAAACGTGGCCTTGCTGCCGGTGATCTCCGCCGCCAGCGGCTTTACAGTCTGGTCCTTGATGTCCAGATACACCTTGTCCGGCCATATCACCATCTTAGTATTTACCACGGCAAACTGCTTCTTGCCCGCCGTCACCGTGCCCACCGTCTGCCCGTCGTACAGCAGGGAGGTCCCCTGCACCGCCACCAGCTTGTCCCACGATGTCAGCGCCGTCACGTTCTGGTATCCGGTCTGCTTCACCCGGCCCTTCCGCGTGGTGATGTACGGCCACCGTCTGGCTGACAAATTCAGGCTGTCCCGCAAATCGCCGTTCTGTATGGCGTCCGACCAGTTGATGCCTCGCATCTGCACCATCTCCACCTTGTTGGGGTTCAGGGAATAGGGCAGGCTTGCCAGTCTCATCCCATCACCTGCACATTCCCGGTGTTGTCCGGGCAGTGCTGCCGGCGCCACCACGCCATTGCCTCACTCATCGCCTCGTCATACACCGCCTTGTCGTTGCCATACAGCGCCGTTTCGTTGTTGTAGTAGTCGATCTGGCTGCACAGATACAGCACATACACCCGGTCGTAGGGCGCGGGGAGCAGCAGCTCCCCGTCGCCCACCGGCCAATTGTGTACGTAAGAGGCCTTATCGATCCTCTCCCCAATCTGCTGGTCCAGCCCCATCACCCACGCCGCTTTCTGCTCGTCGCTTATGGTGTTCAGCCGCAGCTCGTCCGCCTGCGAAATGGTATCTGTAACCGTCATGTCTTCACCTCACTTCACGATCTCCCACGTGCCGCTTTTCCCGTCCGCGCTCCGCGTCACCTTCACGGTGTACGTTTCGGTCACGGTCGGCTGTTCCGGTGTCTCCGGCTGTTCCGGCTCCTGCGGCTTCTCCGGCTCCACATACGGAATACCGAACCACTCGCACAGTCCCTTGGCGGCGCTCTCCGCCACCTCTGTCATGTGCTCGTGCCACCAGCCGATGTCGTTAGGGTTGTCGTGGAAAGCGTGTTCCTCGTAAAAGCTCACCGCGTTCGGCACCCGCAGCTCGTACCACTTGGCGTTTGGCACCAGCGTTACCTTGCCGGGGTACACCTGCTTGCGGTATTTCACCATGATCTCGCCCAACTTCTTCCCCTTGCTGGAATAGGTATAGTACATGGGGTTGCACCCGCTCACCCGTGTCTGCTCCGCGCCGTTGCTGATGGCGTTGGTGTGGCTTACGTAATGCACGTCCGCGCCCCATGCGTTGCTTTCCCTCACGTTCTGCTTCATGATGGCGTCGCCGTTGTCGCCGTTCATGGGTGTACGCCGATAGCCGCGCTTTGTGGCAATGCCGCAACGGTTCAGGATCGGCTCCAGAATGTCGATGTACTCGTTGTTTTCCAGTGCCTCATAGCACTGTTTCCCGTCCGGCCGAGGGTACACACAGGGGTTTGCCCTGTGCATAGCCGGGGACAGGTAGACTTTCGGGGCGGCCATTTACATGGCCTCCTCGTCGTTAGTCGACTTCATCTGCTTAAAAATCTGATTAACGCCAGTTGCGGTCAGGCCGGACATAATGCCCACGGCGACCGCCGTAAAATAGTCCTCGGCGGGGAAATCCGGCATGTGGAATGCCAGCGCCAGCGCACCGATGATGCCGCCGCACACGCCGCAGATGATGGGGATCCACTTGTTGTCCAGCGCCGTGGCCTTCACGATCATGCCGATCAGATAGCAGATCACGATGATAGCTGCAACAGTTGCTACTCCGATAGTGTTGATGTCCATAGTTACTTCCTTTCCGGCTTTACGCCTCTCGCTTGATGGGCAGCTTCCTTACTTCCTCCATGACCCGTTTTGCGCTGCCGTTGCCGCCCATCTTTTCATACGGCTGATACAGATAGTCATTGAGGTTTTCGTACTCGTCCTGCGTGATGTACCCTCTCGTCACGTACACCATGCCCAGATGAATGATGCGGTCATGCGCCAGTCCTACCAGCAT